TAATAAAGCTGGATATACTAATTATCCAAATATTCAACAATTATGTGAAAAATATTATCCAAGATTAGGTGCTAATTTTAAAGCTAATGTTGGTAAATATTTTATAGATGTACCACAAAATTCATCACCTAATAATTCTAGTTCATCAGCAACAAATGGAAATATAATAATTGGTGATTCTATAGCTTATAAAACTGGTGGTATTGCTTGGGGTATAAAACAAAACGGTGATAATTCATTTGAAACTTTTACAACATTACAAAAAGGTGGTATAAGTGCCTCTACTTTTTGGAATTATAAAAATGAATTTGGATTACAATTTTACAATGATGTTGACCCTAATATAAATAATGTTGTGTTATCACTTGGTACAAACGATGCTTATAATACGAGTGCAACTTGGACAACTAAAGTTATTAAAGTTATTGATAAATTAAAAACAGTATTCCCAAATGCTAAATTTATGATTGTACAAGGTGGATATGGTAATAAATTAACTTGTGATTGTCCTACATTAAAAGCAATGACTCAAGATAAAGTAGATAAATTCTATAAATTATTTAAGGATAAAGGATTTACTATTATTGAACCAGCAGTGGGTAATGTTCAAGATGTACATGGTCATTTACCAATATATAAAAACATAGGTGCTGATATAATAGCTAATAAAAAATAATCTTAAAGTGGTACATTGTATCACTTTTTTTATTATATTTGCCTTATGTTTATAGGGAATATAGTTACAAACAATAATTTAGGTTATAAAAACTTTAATATTATCAATTCTTTTGATGATATAATGGTTAATTTACCCACATTGATTATTGGTTGGGATAATGTTAAAGCAATAGCACCAAACGCTGATTATTTCGATAGAAAGTTATCAGATGATATATTTTGGACATTCTCAATAACAGAAAAGAGGGATATGCATGAGGAGGATTTATATTACTTCATAAAGAAATGTTACGAGGTATTTGTGTCAAAATCAAATTATATTTATATTGATTTCCTTTTATTTGATAATAAAAAAATATTAAATATATTTGATAATATTAAAGAATCGTCAAAAAAGATTGGTTTTCAAACAGAAAATATGATTTATATAAATGTTGATAATTTAATATATGGTATTGATTTAAATGTTATTGATTATATTGGAAAGGATAGAAATCAATTAATAAATTATTTAAAAAACCATATTTCCGTTCTTTTTATAAATAACGAAATACTTATAGAGTATAAAGATTATATGGATAAATTAAATAATAAATTAAAATATATTCCATATATATACTCTGTGGAAAATGAATAAGACAATATTATTAGCTTCCTTTATATTTCCAGAAAGACTTGAATGGTTTTTCGGATACTTGGAAAAGAAATTCTCAATACCTAGAGATAAGGTATTTGTATATAGTAATTTGGATGATGAATCTAAATTAATTGTAACATTTAAATTTGTTGTTAAAGATAATAGAAGATTAAACTTTAATAATCTATTCCCAAATGCAATTTTAATTCATAAGAAAGGTGATGCAATCTATACAATCAATGCATTAAATAAATTAATAGAAGAACTTACGGATGGTGAGGTTGGAAACATTGATTATAAATCACATAAAATTGATTGGGCAACATTTCAAAATAAAATGTTATTAATTAAAAATAATGAATTGGTTTTATATAAAATAAAGAGAGTTTTTTAAACTTTTAAATATTTATATATAACATTAATAATGATTAATAAAATCATAAGTTATGAACAAAGATATTAAAAAAGATAAATTGGGTAATCAGTTGGATGACTTTTTATCAACAAACGAATGTGATACAAACGAATGTAAAATCAAAGAAGCAAAAGAATTGGTTGAAAGAATCAACAAAAAAATAATTACTGAAGACGGTAGACAGTTATTAATCTAATTAAATAATGAAAAAAGATAATAAACAAATTCTTAACGAGGAACTTAACAAGTTTAAGAAATTATTAAATTATGAGTTTTACGATAATTTAAATGAATCGTTTTCTTTTCATGGTGAAAGAGTTGAACCAAAAGAATTGGATGATAAAGAAATTATATATGGTGCGGCAAATGAAGCTGAGGAGGACGAGGCTTTAAATGACCAACCAATGGGTGATGGTGAAGAAATGAATCCTGATGATTCAATTGAAACTCCTGAAGAAGTTCTTGGTGATGAACCTATGGATAACCAACCGATGGATGATACGCAAATCAATGATGAAATTCCAAGCGATAATGCTACAGAAACTGGAATAGACACAAACGATGGTGAGGTTGATTTGGATGTAACTGAATTGGTGAATAAGACAAAGGAAGCTAAGGATTCTGCTGATAATGCAAATTCAAACATTGAAAGATTAATTAATATGGTTGATGAATTGCAAGGCAAATTGGAGGGAATGAATCAAATCACTCAAAAAATTGATGCATTGGAAACTGAACTTGAAAAAAGGATTCCAACTGAAGAAGAAAAGATTCAATTGCGTTCAATGGATTCATACCCTTATAATATTAAATTAAGTGATTTCTGGGCTGATAGACAAGGTGTTTATACAACAAATCAAGAGGAAGAAGAAGGAAAAGACGCTGAAGGAAATTATATTCTAACAACAAAGGATGTAGAGGATATGGATTCAACAAAAATTAAGGATAGTTTTAAAGATAATCCTTATGATGAAGAAGATATATATTAAAAAATATATTGCATAACTAAAAATAATTAACTATATTTGCAAATAACTCGCATTTTTAGTTTTAAAATTTAAGGATACGAAATCAGTTTAATATTGATTTCGTATTTTTTTTTTATAATATTCTTGCATTATTAAAAATAATAGTCTATATTTGCATCAATATAACATCGTGTTGTATTATTTAAACAATTTTTTATTTACTAATTAAAATTAAAAAGTCAAATGGGAGTATTTGAAGAAATGATGAAACAATACCAAGAAGCTCATGGTAATGGTTCAGCAAACAAAAGTGAAAAGAAGTATGATTTAAAAAACTACTTCAATTCAACTTTACCGCAAGGTGTGTCAACATTGAAAAAGAAATTTAGAATTTTACCACCATCAGAAGGTCAAAAGACATCTTTCCAAACAATGTGGGGTCACGTTAAGAAAATTGATGGTGCATGGAAAACATTTCCTTGTTTAAAACATGAAAAAGGTGAGGATTGTCCTTATTGCGAAGCTAGAGAAGTTTTATTAGCTAGTGGAAACGAAGATGAGAAAGAAATGGCAAAAGAATTTTCAGCAAGAAGATTTTATATCCTTAAATTAATCGATAGAGATAATGAAGCTGATGGACCAAAATTCTGGAGATTCAAACATAACTACAAAAAAGATGGTGTCTATGATAAAATTATGAGTGCTATTGAAGATTGTGCTCATGATATTACAGATGTTGAAACTGGTAGAGATTTAATCTTAACCATTAAGAAAGGTAGCAACGGAAACACAACAACTATTGGTTATGCTTTAGAGGCTTCTCCTTTATCAACTGACGAATCATTGGTTAATGAATGGACAAGTGATACAAGAACATGGGAAGATGTTTATTCTGTTAGAAATTATGAATACTTAGCTATCACTGCTAAAGGTCAAACTCCTTTCTGGGATAAAGATAATAATTGTTGGGCTGCTAAGGTTGATAAAGAAGCTGAGAACACTACAGAGGTTGATGTTGTAGATAACGAGATTGAATTGGACGAACTTCCAGAACCAACAACTGTTACTCAAACAGCAAAAGCTACATCAAAACCAACTGCAACGACTACTGAAACCAAAACAACTAAAAAAGTTGAAATCACTTCAGAGGACGATGAAGACGATGAATTACCATTTTAATATTAAGGTAGCGTAATAGCTACCTTATTTTTTATTCATTTAAATTTATTAAAAAAAAATATGACAAAAAAAACTGCTCCAGCAAAAAAGATTGAAAAGAAGATTTTTGATTTAAAATCATTTAAAAAAAATAATGGTTTTGGTAATGTTGTTAAAGAGAAGGAATTATCTTGGATTCCGTTATCTGATGCATTTCATGATGCATTAAAGATTCCTGGTCTAGCAAGAGGTTATTTCACATCATTCAGAGGATTCTCAAACACAGGGAAATCTACAGCAATTTATGAAGCAATTGTAGGTGCTCAAAAAATTGGTGATTTACCAGTTATTATTGAAACTGAAGGAAATTGGAATTGGGAACACGCAAGAAATATTGGTTTTGAATACCATGAGGTTGTTGATGAGGAAACTGGTGAAATTATTGATTATGATGGTGATTTCATTTTTATCAACGGAGATGACCTATTAAACAAATATGGTAACTTTGATTACTCAACTGGTAAAGAAGGCACAAAAAGATTAAGAAGTGAACCAATTATCGAAGACGTTGCAAGATTAATGACAGAATTAATGGATATGCAAGATGAAGGTAACTTGGATAGAAACTTATTATTCTTATGGGATTCAGTTGGTTCATTAAACGGATTCAAATCTGTTATGTCCAAATCAAATAATAATCAATGGAACGCTGGTTCAATGGAAACTGCATTCAAATCATTGGTTAACCATAGAATTCCAGCATCAAGAAGAGAAGGAAAACCTTATATCAATACCTTTGCAGTTGTTCAAAAAATTTGGTTGGATAACGAGAACAAAGTTATCAAGCATAAAGGTGGTGAAGCATTCTATTATTCCCCTAGAATCATTATTCACTTCGGTGGGACACTTAGTCATTCCACAGAGAAGTTATGGGCTACAAGTGGAGGAAAACGCTATCAGTACGCAACGAAGACAAAGATTAAATGTGATAAGAATCAAATCAACGGAATCGAAGAGGTTGGTCTGATTGTATCCACACCACATGGGTATTGGAATCCAGATGATATGGAAGGATATAAAAAACAAAACAGAGAATATATTCTTAGACATCTAAACACAACTATGGATGACTTTACAATTGAAGTGGAAGAAAGTAAATTAAGTAAAGAAGATTTAGAAGGATAGTTTTATTAATCATTTAAAAAATAGCTTAATGCTAAACAAAAGACCACCAAGAAATGGTCAAAACAATGAACTTGAAAGCCATCAGAACTTATTGGTTGTTGATGGCTCAAGTTTATTTAAAAGGTCATTATTAGGTTCAAAAGAAGAGTTCAATTCAAAAGGTGAACACATAGGTGGTATATATCAATTTATTACCGTATTAAGAAAAATCATGCTTGAGGATTTATATCATAAGGTATTTGTCCTATGGGATGGTGAATATAGTGGTAAATTAAGGTACGATATCTATAAAGATTACAAAAGTGGTAGAGGAAAAAACTACGAAGAAGGTACAGCACCTACTGACGAAAGTGAACTATATCAGAGAGTTAGAGTCCAACAATATTTAGAAGAATTATTTATTCGACAATTAGAGCATGATTTTGTTGAAGCTGACGATTTTATTGCGTATATTTGCAATAATAAAAACGTTGGTGACAAAATAACGATAATAACAAGTGATAGAGATTTATGTCAATTGATTAACGATGATGTGAAAATCTACATGTGTGATTTGAAAAAATATATCACCAAAGAAAATTTTAAAGAGAATTTTGGTTATAATTTGGAAAATGCTCTTTTGATTAAAATTTTATGTGGAGACAATTCGGATTCAATAAAAGGTGTCAAAAGATTGGGTGAAAAAACTTTATATGAGCATTTCCCAGAAATAACCGAAAGAAAATTAACATTGGAAGAAGTTATTAACAAGTCAAAATTGTTGCAAGATGAAAGGATAAGTAATAAACAAAAACCATTGCAAATATTGGATAATATAAGCTATGGAATCACTGATGGAATACAAGGGGATAAATTATATGAAATAAATAATGTGATAATTAACCTTAAAAATCCTTTAATCAGTGAAGATGCAATTGAGATGATTGATAATATAATTAATTTACCAATCAATCCAGAAGGCAGAGAAATTAAAAATGTTTATAAATTTATTAAAGAAGATGGTTTAAATAACAAAATAATTAATAACTTTGAGGATTATTTCTTACCATTCAAAAAATTAATAAATAGAGAGCAAAAATAAGTTTAATGTTTAAAAATTATAAATTATGTCTAATACAACAAATAAAACAACAAGAACAACTACAGATTATTCAAATCTACCATTTAGCTTTACATTCTTAAGCAATGATAATATCGTTTGCAAAAGATACTTTAATGTTGATTCATACGATAAAAATTATTTCAATAATTTAAGAAGTCTTAAATATGAAGATAGAACTATTAATATGAAAAATATCGATAGTCAAATTCATTGGACATATGAAATTAAAGATATGATGGATGAATTAACTGGTATGAATAATGGTTATGGTAAATTGGGTTTAATACCTTCTTTTTTGAAAGGTATTTGCGAAAATTTAGCTTGGAATAATTACAACCCTTACAACCCATACAATGCAATGGATATTAAAAATATCTATGAGTATGAACAAAACTATACTTTAGTGGTGTCTTTTAAAGATAAACAAATTGCTAAAAGTACATTCTCTGGTAACGTATTTCAACCATACGCTAGAAAAGATTTGCATATCGGTAAAATTATACCTCAAATAGTTCAAACTATTACAAACTACTTGAGCACAAGAACAACCGAGACTGCTACAGTTTAATAACTTTAAACAAAACTAAAAATGAGTGTTAAAATAGAAAAAGAAGATTTAAGTTATTTAACCGAAGATTTCCAACATAGATTGATATTGCAAATATTAAGCGATAGAAAGTTTGCAACTTCAATAATTGATATATTGGAACCGAATTATTTCAAAGAGGTATACCTTAAAAAAATTGTTGCTGAAATAAAAAATGCTTATGAAAAATATGAAGCAATTCCAGATTTGGGTAGCATTAAAACAAGGTTATTTGAAAAATTGACTTCTGAAGTTGAAAAGAATTTTTATTTAACACACCTAAAAAAAATTGAAGAGTCATCATTAAATGATACTTTCTATGTTCAAGAAACTGCTACTAAATTCTGTAAAAGACAAGAACTTAAAAAAGCAATAAAAGAATGTGAAGGTATCATCAATAATGGTGACTTGGATAAATATGAACAATGCGAAAGTATTATTAGAAAAGCATTGGACAAAGGTGATATATCTGATAATACAATAAACGTATTACATAATATTGCATCAGTTCTTGAAGAAGACTTTAGAAACCCTATATCAACAGGTATCGAAGGACTTGATAAAATTATGAACGGTGGTCTTGCCAAAGGTGAATTAGCAGTTATTCTCGCGGCCTTCGGGGTTGGTAAAGCGCAACCGTTAACATCAAAACTTCTAACTCCAAACGGATGGATTAAAATGGGTGATGTTAAAGTTGGTGATTATGTTATTTCAAGAGATGGTAATCCTACAAAAGTTATAGGTGTGTACCCACAAGGTGTTAGACCAATATATAGAGTTAGTTTTAATGATGGAACAAGTACTTTATGTGATGAAGAACATTTATGGACATTAAATAACGATGGACCATATAGAGTATTTAAAACATCAGACTTAATTGGAAAATTGGATAAAAAATACTATTTACCAAAACTTGAACCAATTAATTTTAATAATAATGGTAATATTGATTTAATTGAACTTGCTACCAAAATTTCAAATGGTGAATCTGTAGATGTGGATATTAATGATATTTTATGTAATTCAATAGATAAAAAATTTGATTTTCTTAATATTATAGTTGAACAGTGTGTTTCCAATGAATCTGGTGATGTAGTTACATTCAATCATTCAAATATTGATATGTTACACTTGATTAGAGAAGTCTTTTTTAGTATTGGGTACAAAGCAACCATAAGTAGTGATAAAAGCTCTATAAGCTTACATGAAGAGCAAATAGAACGATTTATAACTTCTATTGAATATTCTCATGAGGAGGAAGCTCAATGTATAATGGTAGATAATAACGAGCATTTATATGTTACTGATGATTATATTGTAACACATAATACCACAATGTTCACAAAATTAGCCAATAGTGC